GCCAACGGCATTTGGGCGGATGTACAATGGACAGATGAAGCCGCCCAAGCCATTCGTGATAAAGCCTACAAATATATTTCCCCCGTTTTTTCAGTCAATCCGCAAACCCAAACCATTATCAAGCTGAAAGGCTTTGGGCTGACCCATTACCCCAACCTCGGCGATTTAACGCCCGTGGCAAATGCTCAAGAAGAAAAGGAGACCCCGATGGATGAAGTGATCGAACGATTACGTTACTTACTTAATTTGCCTGCCTTGGCAACCGATGCCGACATGGCAAGCGAACTGGACAAAGTTGTCACGAAGTTACGCAGCAACATAGGTAGCACCGAAACCAACACGCAGCAGGATATGACGCTATTGCAAATTGCTGATGCCATTGCAGCGCATCAAGGCAAACAAGCCGAAGCTATTGAAGCCAATGCTTCGACAGGCTCAGCAACCATAGATGCGGGGGATTTTGTGCCGCGCACCGAATTTGACCGTGTGCAAACCGATTTAAACGCCTTGATTGGCGAGCGCGAAAGCAACCGTGTTGATGTGGAAGTCAATGCAGCCTTGGAAAAAGGCGTGATTGCGCCTGCATCTTTGGCTTGGGCAAAAGATTATTGCAAAAAAGATAAGCAAGGTTTTGCCCAATTTGTAGCGAACTCGGCGCAAGTTGTGCCTTTGGGTGAAGAAAGCAATCCCAGCGCCACAGGCGCAGGCGTATTGACCGATGAAGAAACGGCGGTGTGTTCGCAGCTCGGTCTTTCCACTGATGATTATTTAAAATCAAAAGCCAAAGAGGAATCCTGATATGGTCGCTTTAACGAAAGATCGAAATACAAGTGAACGCGCAGGTCACGATGCCTCGCATCCCATCGCTGCAAATATTATCTGTTTTGCAGGTGGCATGGGGGCAGTCAATGCCGCTGGTAATGCCGTGCCTGCATCCAATACCGCAGGCTTAAAAGTGGTGGGACGCATTCAAAAACATACGGATAACACAGGGGGATTAGCGGGGGCATTAACAGTCACCATGAAACGCGGTGTGTTTCAATTCGGTAATTCGCCGACTTCACCTTTAACCGTGGCAGACATCGGCGGCAATGCCGTGGTGGAAGATGATGCCACCGTCGCCAAAGCCGCCACCAACAATATTGTGGCAGGTAAAATCCTCAATATTGATGCCGCAGGCGTGTGGATCGAAATCCGCTAATTACAAAAAAAACGTAGGGGCAGGTTTGATGCCTGCCCGAAATAAGGAGACAATATGATTGTCAATGCAGCAACATTACAAGCCGCGCAAACATCGTTTAACACCCTGTTTAACAATGCTTTCGATAAAGTCGCGCAATCTTATCAAACGGTGGCGATGGTCGTGCCATCCAACACCTCGTTCAATGATTACAAATGGCTGGGGCAATTACCAGGTATGCGCGAATGGTTGGGTGATAAAGTCATCCACAATCTAAGCATCAACGGTTACTTGCTAGCCAATAAAGATTTTGAATTAACCGTTGGTGTGGATCGCAACGATATTGAAGATGATCAATTGGGTATTTATAACCCTTTGATGTCCAACCTTGGCGATGCTTCAGCACGGCATCCCGATACCATCACCTGGGCAGCCTTGATTTTAGGCTTGACCACAGGGCAAGGTTATGACGGCGTGCCCTTCTTCAGCGTTGCGCATCCTACCAACGGCGTTGATACCACGGACGGTACGTTTGCCAATCGCCCTGCCATTCTTGGTGCAGCAGAGCCATGGTTTTTGGTGGATGACTCTCGCCCTATTCAACCTATGATTTTCCAAAAGCGTAAAGATTATTCGTTTGTGTCCATGGTTGATCCACAAACCCCAAGCGTCTTTTTGCAAAAACAATTCAACTATGGTGTTGAAGCGCGTGTGAACGTGGGGTATGGCTTACCCCAGTTGATTTACGGCTCTCGCGAACCATTGACCGCAGCGACTTACAAAGCTGCTCGCTTGGCGATGGCAGGCTTGAAACGCATCGACGGCACGCCGCTGGGCGTAAAAGGCATGAAGTTGGTGGTCGGCGAAGGCAATTTTGAAGCTGCCAATGTGTTGCTGACCAATGATCGCGATGCCGCAGGTGCCACCAATACATGGAAAGGCACGGCGAAACTTTCTTTAACTGAGTATTTAACAGGTCAATAAACTACACATATGGGTAGGCATAAGGCCTACCCATCATGCAAGGAGAACATCTTGATTACCATTCGTATTAAACCGCACAACGGACTATCTATCCCTGGTATCGGTCACCTGAAAGAAGGCGAACATACTGTTGATCTTAAATTATCAGATTTGAAAGATGCTGAAGGCATTGAAATTGTAAAACCTTCAGCAGATAACAAGAAGTAAAGCATGGCTTACGCCGATAAAGCCGCAATGATCGCATCGTTTGGCCAGCAAGAGATGGTTCAATTGACAGTCCGAGATCAAGCATCCACTGGGGTGATCGATGACGCTGTGCTTCAGGCGGCTTTGTCGGCGGCAGATGCTCGCATAGATGCCTCGCTGCAAGTGCGTTATACCTTACCATTGAAATCGACACCCTTGGTCGTGATGCAAGTCGCATGTGATTTGGCGCGTTATTTTTTGTATGACAGTACACCAACAGATTTCGTTGAAAAACGTTATGAAGAGGCGTTGAAAACGCTTAAAGGCTTTTCCAACGGTAGTTTGAAGCTAGGACTTGATGCCGCAGGTGAACCGTCACGACCTGAACACCATATGCAAATGGTATCTTCGCCGCGTATTTTTAGTCGTGCAAGCACTAAGGGCTATTAAATGCGTATCACAGAGTTTCAAAACATCATTGTATCGGCGATTCATAAAGCCTTACCCAATATCAAACAATGCGAGATTTATGGCGGTCAATTTGATGGCGAACATGGTCAACGTGTGGCGATTCATGCGCCTGCGGTGTTTGTGGCAGCGCGTTCAACCTTAGCCATATCCGACCCTGGTATTACAGGGCAAATGGACATCAACCTTGAACTTTCAGCCTTCATCATTGCGCAATATGCCAACGACCGCATTAGGCGCGAAGGTGGCTGTATGGATTTGGCTGAATCAGTCGCACTCTTGATTCACAATAATAATTTTAACCAAGCATTTGTGGGCGAAGCAAAAGTAAAACGTATGCAATCGAAAACCAATGCAACCGTTGATAGCGCAGGTTTTGCCATTTGGTCGGTTGATTGGGTGCAAAGTATGCGTATTGGTAGCAATCCAGTGCAGCAGTTTGGCACATTACAAAGCGTGAATGTTAGCAGAGCCCCTAATGTTGGTTCGGGTGCAACAGGGTATACGCCAGTATGATACTCGAACTTTTACAACGGCTCGAAGATTTGGAGCGTAAACTGCACAATATCTGCTTGCTTGGCACGATTGCACAAGCGGACTATGCCAAGGCTCGTGTGCGTGTGTCTATGGGTGATTTAACCACGGCTTGGTTGCCTTGGCTTACCCAGCGGGCATCCAACGATGTGACATGGGACGCGCCTGAAATCGGTGAGCAGGTTATGGTGATATCGCCTAGCGGCGAGCTTTCCAACGGTATTGTTTTCCCCGCGCTATATCAGCAACAACACCCCGCCAACGGTGCAAACCCTGATAAGCATACGCGAACCTATAAAGACGGCGCAGTGATTGAATACGACCGCGCCGCGCATCATCTCAAAGCGATTTTGCCAGCAGGTTCAAGCACGGAGCTGATTAGCGACACCATCCATTTTACGGGTCTGTTAACGCTTGATGGCGATTTTATTCACAACGGCAACGAAACCAAAAACGGCAACACCACGCAAACAGGCAATATCATATCGAGTGCGGCGATTGCATCCGTAAGTATGACTGCCAGCGGCGCAATCAGCGGCGCGAGTGTGAAGGCTGGCGCGATTGATTTGGCAGCACACACGCACGGCGGCGTAGCAACAGGCTTGGGTAACACAGGAGCGGCGAAATGAACAAACACACAGGCAAACCTCACGCTTCTTGGCTTGAAGCCTTGCGTCAATCCATTGAAGATATTTTAAGCACACCGCTAGGCTCGCGTGTGATGTTGCGAAGCTATGGCTCGCGCTTGTTTGATTTGACCGATGCACCCATGAACCGAAACGGCGTGATGGATGTGATTGCTGCATCTGCCGAAGCCTTGGCAACATGGGAGAAGCGTTTGCAGCTATCAAGCGTCACCGTTTCAACACCCACTGCCGATGGGCGTATGACGGTTTCAATATCTGGCATTTACACCCCCAATGGTCAAATCGTATCGCTTGATGGCTTGGTGATATAATGCCGTTATCCAATGTAAATTTTGCCAACCTTCCAACGCCCAAGATTGTTGAACCCTTGGATTTCAACACGATCCTCAACGGCATGGTTGCCGATTTATTGCTGCGCGACCCGACTTTGAGTGATGTCAATATCGAATCATCGCCTATGCGTAAACTGCTTGAAGTTTGCGCATATCGTGAGTTAATCGTACGTCAGCGCGTCAATGATGGGGCGCATGGTGTGATGTTGGCATATGCCACTGGCAGCGACCTTGACCAAATTGGCGCGAATTATGGGGCAGTGCGTTTGCAGCTTGCACCCGCCGATAACACCACCTTGCCGCCCACGCCTGCCGTGATGGAAGCAGATGATGTGTACCGTGAACGCATTCGTTTATCGCTTTATTCGCGCACCACGGCTGGCTCGGTCAATCAATACAAATACTTTGCAACATCTGCCAACGCCGATGTGTTGGATGTGAGTATCACCAGCCCCATGGCTGGCGATGTGGTTATCACCGTGCTTTCACGCACTGGCGCAGGCGTGCCAACGCAAGCCGTGCTTGATGGGGTGATGTTAGCCTGCAATGCGGATCATATTCGCCCTTTAACAGATCATGTCATCGTGCAAGCGGCGGCGATGGTGAATTATACCGTTGCAGCATCCTTGACCCTTTATCCCAACGGCGACCCTATCACCATTCAAGCCGCCGCATTAAAATCACTCGCCGCATATTGCGATAGGCATCATGCGCTAGGGCATGACATTACCCAAGCTGGATTGATTGCCGCGCTCACGGTTGTTGGCGTGCAAAATGTTGCGCTTACAAGCCCTGCGGCGGATATTGTTGTTGATCATCTTCATGCCAGCTATGCCACATCGAAAACCGTCTCTATTTCAGGAACAGCTATCTGATGGTGGCATCCATTCTACCCACCAACGCCACACCGCTTGAGCTAAATCTTGAGCAAGCAAGTGGCACAAACATGGAAGCGATGCCAGTGGCTATTCGTGACTTGTACAATCCTGATACTTGCCCTGCAAATCTATTGCCTTGGCTGGCTTGGGCATGGGATGTAGAGCAATGGCAGTCCGATTGGTCTATCACCATGCAGCGAGCGGTGATTAAATCGAGCTGGCAAGTGCATAATCATATGGGTACAAAAGCCGCCTTGGTGCAAGCTTTGGAAGCCTTGGGTTACGCGCCTGTACAAGTCACCGAGTTTGCAAACTTACTCCACCGTGGCGCAAGCAGCTACAACGGCATGCGAACCCATGTCGGGCAATCACTGGCTTATCAATTTGATGTATCACTAAATACCAATGGCGGAACACCGACAGCATCCCAATTGCTAAAAATACGCGAAGCTATCGCTATATTCAAAAATGCACGAAGCCATTTAAGAAATATTTATTATGCGAGTCGCTGGCACAACGGCGCAAGCACACACAATGGCGCAGTAATGCGTGATGGAGGACTCATCCTTGGCTAATTTAACAGACCAACAAATTTTTGAGGCAGCAGTATATGAGCTGTCAACCACCGACCCCGTCATGGGTGGTCCTGGTGGTGTGGACAATCGCCCTCATCAGCAACTTGCCAACCGCACCGTTTGGCTGAAAGCATGGATAGATCAGCAAATTGCCAATGGGCTTGTGATTCCCTCGGATATTACTGCCGCAATCAACGCGCATCTTGCCGCAACCGACCCCCACGCGCAGTACACCACCAATGCCGAAGTCCTGGCGTTGATCACTGCGAATGCACCTGCCGCTCCAGTGCAATCTGTTGCTGGGAAAAAAGGCAATGTGGTATTAACAGCCAGCGATGTAGGGGCTGAGGCAGCCAATAGCAATATTCAAGCGCATATTGGCAGTAAAGCCAATCCACATAATGTAACAGCCGCGCAACTGGGTGCTGAGACATTGATACCCAATAGATTAACGCCACAGCATGGCTTGGTAGCAGCTAATGGTAAAGCTGTACTGCTGGCACAAGATACTAATTTACAAATTTGGTCTGATACGGTCGATTCAGGCTTGTATAATTTGTACATCAGCAAGCCACAAAACGGCTTGCCAACAGGCTGGTGGTATATTGAAAAAATGCGCCACAGCAGTGATATAGTAAGTAATCAACATTGTGTATTGCGCGCCACACGCCTTAATACAGGCAGTGCTAATGGAATGTGGCAGTGTCGATGCTTAAATGGCGTATGGTCGCGCTGGACTGCATCACTGGACAAGGTCTCAGACTCTGCAGGTGTCGTTCATTATAAGGATTTGGTTCATTATTTCGCAAGCTTAAATATAAGCGGAACAATGAAGATTGTATTACCTAAGTCATGGTCTAACACCATGCTGCAAATTCGCATCCAGGGCTATGATTACTCAGGTGGCACACAAGGAAGAA